GGGGTTAGGTTTAATCAACCTTAATCTGAATACCCTGGTACCTTTTCAAAGGCCCGTTTAACTCAGATGGCAATCTTATTGCCGTGCCCTACTGATCGCTGGACAAGCGACTTATACACACTATCTTTTTCAAGAACAGTGAGTACGTTCCTCAACAAGAAGGAAATAATTAATCGCTGATAAGTAAAAAGGACATGGAGAAACACCTAATAATAACAAATTAAAGGATAGTTACAAGATTTACCGAGGAATAATGACAAGTTTAGAATTCTTTTTCTTCACTTTTCGTCTTATTGCTTTAGTACTTGATGAACCATCACGGGACTCAGCTTTTCTTCTGAGATATCCAGTAATCTGTTTATTTCCACGAAGCATACCAATTAATTGCTTATACGCCCCTGAATCTTCTAGTTTAACTTTATCTGCTACTTTAGAAAGAGTAGAGACTTGTTTTCCCAGAGGATCGTAAGGTTGTCATCATGCAAAACCGGTGGTTTCATGGACTGCTCAGATAATCTCTTTCACAAAATAATCAGAAGTGACCAGACTATGTCAAACATAGCAAAGCACAACCCATTGAATTGTTAATAAGATACTCCGAGTCATTAGAAGACATAATACTAAGACAATGCATAATTCACTTAAGAAACCATGTAGAGCTCAATATTTTAGAGATCTCAATCAATTAAGTCTGAAGATCAATCATGTCCTGTATAAAGTTTTCTTAATCAACTTACAGAAAGAAAACATTAGATTCCAACTAGACGGACTGAAAATTATAAGAAATCAGTTCATTCTATTTATAAAATGCGAGAACCTAGCACTATTCATATTCTCTATAGGAAGGAAGGTAAACGGTAATAGTAGAAATTCTATCAACAGTTGACCAGCACCCCTAAGATCAGAAAGTAGATCTTTCCAGATATTATTACGCAGCTGTTGCTCATCTCGTTTCCTCATATACTGCATAACCTGCCCCCTGGACATAAATTTTCAATCCTGGAGAGCGGAGATGAATAATTCACGGAAAAAGCGTAACATATACTGTTTCTCAAAGATATGACTAACTAAATCTCGATTAATGAATCATAATCCACTACGTGGGCCAATTCCCATTAAAACTCTTAACCTAATCCTTAAATATCGATAGGGGTCCAATTCTTGGTCTTTTAGATCAACCATAGATTCAGTCTTCTTCTTTCTTCTTTGAAAGAATAGAAGGGCAACTAGATATTCCAATTGATTAAAGGTTATTATAGGTATTGCGGTGTGACTATTAGCGGTTCTTTTCCAGTTTCGTTTAGATGTAATTGGAGACCCTTCAAAGGTCAATAATTTCTTCCCTTTCAGGAAAAATGGGAACATCTTTACAACTAACTCATAAAGTACACTAGGTAGAAACTCCACATTACGTATAAAGAGTAATATGTTTTTGGCACCTAACGGAGAAAGATTATAACCATTAATAGTTCAAATTTGTTTAGCGAACTCTAGGACAGTTCCATCGAAACCTTTAATAGGATTAATTTCCATACCTAAGGTTTTGAAAATTTCTATGTAGGTTTTAGCCACCTTTTTATTTGCCATTGCTCCATCATCACCCAAGATAGCATAAAGTAAGCTGTTAGGATCCACTTTACATCTAAGTGAGGCAATTCTGGTAATGACATGGTGAGTCAAGGCAAGCATTGCAAAAGAAGAGTAAGCCCCCATGGGTTGACCAACTTCATATCGAAGTAGTTCACCATTGAGGTACCACTCCCTATCTAAAACTCTGCGTCACCCATCACCGTCAAATCCAAGAATATTAAGGACCTGACTTTGCAATAAAACAGGTAGTCTATCCGTCGCCGCTGAAAGATCCATTGATTGCAACCTCTTACCATCCGTGCGTATTGTACAATTCACGTCTAAACTTTTTAATAAATTTTTAATTGGTAAAGACTGGTCATTAGTTCCATCTTGTGGAACAGTTGCCAAGAACTTGTAAATATCGTCATGTAATGGTCTTAAGAGAACTTGCGTTCATCAATCGGTAATTCCAATTAAGCGACGTTTTCCCCTTGCCTCTGGTAAAACCGCAATGCGGCCTAACAAAGGTCTTTCTTTTTTAAAATAAAAGTAAGGTATCAAGGGTAAGACGATAACTGAGCACAAGATAAAAGTGTTTAAAAGCATCCAATATCCACGTCTATACGACATTAAACAATACTGAATGTAACTCTTAGGTCTCATGATTCAAGCAATTAAATCTAATCCGATACCAAGAACAGCAATGGTTGAATTAGGACCTGATTTATAAGAATTAAAATAAAGTGAAGGTTTAGATCTAAATCTTAACTTCCAAGATTCCATAGTTTTTAGCGCAGCGCGAATCTCATTTTCTGGAAGAAAGAGACATGTACCGGTAAATTTTCCAGTTATTGTCTTAGTCTTCGTTTCAGAGAATTCGGGAGAAGTTGCACGGAAAAACGAAAGAATACTTAATAATAATTTCATAAATATCAGATCTGTTCTAGATAATGATCCAGAACTTATCCCTTTCTTAATCTCAACTAACTTAAATTTAACCTTGGTAGGTAGAATAGAAGGCATTCCGTGGAAATTATCGAGAGATAACATACGACTCCTATGTGTTCTAACTCAAGTATTAGTATCTTTTAAATACTTATTCCTCATGTCAATTGAACAAATGGTTAACCGCATGACTTCAGACCAATACTTTATGGTAAAGGTAATACCTGATTCTTTTCACATTTTTATTATCAATCCAATCAATCTTCGTAATGAAGTAGCATCTTTAGGATGCAATCCTTCCTTGCTGAAGATGGAGACAATCATTTTAACATATCTGGGTACTTCGTTGATTTTTAATCAAACTGTATGTGCTAATCTTTCAGACCTCAATTCTTTATGAGGAACCAAAAGTAGCCATCACAATTGACTAATAGCAATAAGTGCAAGTAAGGTGTTATCTAATGAAAACTCCAAAGTATTGTTAAATAAAAAGTAATTTGTTGTAACTTAAAATTGTATTAAATGATTCGTCAAATACAGTATAATTTTAACTGTTCGGCCTATACATAAATATAATTAAATATGTTTAGACAAAACCTTTATTAATATTAGGGTATAAGAATGATAACATAAAGATAACAAGTTAAAGTTCAATATAAAACTTCGGATTTAGTATTAAATTAAAAGTTCCATCTACTATTATGGAGTTTTCTCCAACACTCATAGTATGTAAGTTTAGACTAACAGTATCAGGTCATATGATTATATCACATAACATTCTACAGAAATCATATTATATGGAGATTACTCCAACACTCTAATATTTCAAACTATGAACACTTTAATAGTATTGTTTTCCAATTTTATTATTTAGAAAAATCCTTGGCATAATAAACTCCCTACCTCATGATTATTCATCACATAAGTAGATTTAATAGCTCTCTACAACTTCTAATTTCAAAGTCGATAGCTCAACACTGTATGTCGGTTAAAATTACTAAATAGAAAAGGGAATTCCTTTAGATCTATTATAATGGTAACTTACAACGGCCAGTCGGAATTCAGTCTTCGTTTCTTGCATTCTGTTCATAACTAATTCTTAAACTCTTCTTCTATCTAGTTACATATGGTAAGGCGCCAATTAGGCACTTATTAACTTGTCTCGGGAATTATACTATCATAAATTCTATTTTGTCCATTGTAGAACAATCAGTGATTTATATCAACTTTACCTTTTGGGTATTCCATATTTCTCCATACACAGAAGAAAGTTTTATAATCAAAATGCACTATTTAGCATTTGATCAGTATAAGAAGTAGGTATTTAATAATACTATGATATAAACAGTCTGTATTAATCAAGTATCCGCACAAATTCTCACCTCCAATTGCGCATCTAACTTTACTTATAGAAATCTTAAAGGTAATTTAAATAACAATATTGTATATTGTTGGTTTATATCCTATCTTCTAAAAGAGTGAAAATAATAACTACATATAAAAAGAAAATGAATAAATAAATTATACAAATGAAGGATAAATCCTCTCTGTTATACTACAATCTTTCTTACCTCCTTAAGAAGTCGGGGTTCTCCCTAAAGACTTGCACTAATAAAATCAGTGTGTCTGCTTCTTCAATATCTCTGTTATGAGATAGGCGTGGCCCGAAGGCCATCCATCTTAAGATCATAGATCAGGAATTTGTAATTAATTTATAATATATTTTCATACTATATAAGAATAATACTTGCAGTGAGTATGTGAAAAGCCTAATATTGTACTTAAACATGGTCTCCATATATAAGAAAATACTTATAAAAGTCTTACGGACAGGGCATTTTACCTCATAAGTAACTTGATCCCCTCCAATGTGCCACAATTGTTTACATCTAAAGATCTTTTCCCTCTAGAACATATAACCTTGTTAGATATATACTAATGTAAAACTCTGTACTGATCCTTCAGATACTAACCTAATTGTATCATCCAGTTTCACCAATACAGTTTGCAATTATGTGTCGACACTATACGGAAAATTCTAGTCGGAACTGAATCTTCATTATAGGTATTTAATATTCCTAATCCTAACGTGAGTCATTAGTTCACTTTAGAAATAAAGTTGTTCAATCCTCAATCCTTGATAAAAGGTTCAAAGAATGAATATACTGGGGCTGGGTTACCCCCTACTCCAAAGAACAAGAGATTTTAGATAGTATAAGTGTGGGGTGTTAACCCTCATATATCTATTGACCTACGAGGTCTACTACAAATCTAGGTGCTCATGGTTGAGTGTAGTTATTTGACTACCCAATTTTAAGTATCAACCCATCGTCCTCTCTAGGATATGAAATTCAATTTCGTCGAGATTTAATGGATTATCAAGAGTACACGTATGGGCATACACTCCCACCAATAGAGGTTATCAAATCTCTATTACCTAATGTGTATCACTAGGTGCAAAGTCTTGGATGATTATTTCAATCACCTTTAGCTTTCCCTACTTATTATTACCTTCGCAGGTATATATAAGGTGCACAGACCATGCTCAAATCAAACATAAAGATAGGTGTTCTATTTCAAACCCTGTTTCTTTAACTTTTTGTAAGAACATTGGAAATGCTAGGATTGTAACACGAAAGCGTGTCTTATATCAGTATCTCATTATTAGTAGTTGATCTTTTTCAATTACTATTCTAATAACTATACTCTATACGGCCCCTTAGTGAATCAATCTTATCTTCATTATATAAATATAATGCCGGAGTTTACAATACTCCAAGCGGACAACCGCTAACAAAATTGATATCTAGGTTAAAACTTCCCAAGACTAATATCTTGAGATCCCATAACTTAGATTAGGGGGGTGATTCCCCCC